GCTGACGCTGATGCGAGAGGCAAAGCAATGATCTGCCCAGACTGCGGTCTGCTGCGCCATCCGCAAAGGGATTGCGCATTTATCGAATGCCCGGATTGCGCGGGGCATGGCCGCGTTGAGGAAGAAATCACACACGGCGGAGTTGACCATAACGGCCCTTGGCAAAGCTACCGCACCCGCTGGACGGAGTGCGACCGATGCCAAGGGTGGGGCGAGATCGCAGCAGAAGGAGAAGAAGATGAGTAGTTTGAAAGATATCATTTCCGGTCAGAGTCTCAGCCCGCCAATTGTTTTGCTCTATGGCCCACCTGGCGTCGGCAAAACGACTTTCGCAGGCAATGCCCCGAAACCTATTTTCATTCAAACCGAAGACGGTGCTGGCGTTGTTGGCGCTGATCGTTTCCCGCTGGCGGAAAGCTACGACGCCATTGAGGCGCAGCTTGGCACGCTGGTCAAAGAAGACCACGACTTTAAGACGCTGGTGATCGACTCTCTTGATTGGCTGGAGAGTTTGGTCTGGGCCAAGGTCTGCGAAGTGCAGGGTCTTAAGAGTATCGAGGACGCTGGATATGGCAAAGGCTATGTCTTCGCACTCGACTTCTGGCGACGGTTTTTGAACGGCGTTGCGGCACTTCGCAAGCAGCGCGGCATGGCGGTCGTGATGATCGCGCACTCGCATATTCGCAAGTTCGATGATCCTGCCGGAGAACCCTACGACAGGTTTGAAATCAAGCTGCACCGCAAGGCGGGCGACCTGTGCATGGAGGCATCTGACCTGATCGGCTTTGCCAACTACCGCACGGCGACGAAGCAGATTGACGGCGGCTTTGGCCGCAAGATCACACGCGCCGTAGGCACTGGTGAGCGAGTTCTGTTCACCTCAGAGCGGCCCGCATTTATCGCGAAATCACGCTACTCCGTACCGCATGAGTTGCCGCTGGAGTGGTCGGCGCTTGTGAATGCCATTGTTGGAAAGGAAGAAAAAAATGCAGCTTAACTACACAGTAGGCAGTTCGCCCGCACCGCAGAACGATTTTCAGCCGTTGGCTGCTGGCACCTATCCCGGTCAGATTGTGGAGTGGGCCGAGCATACATCTAAGTCTGGCAATCAGTGTTTGAAGTTACAGGTGCGGCTTGAGAATGGCCGCGTGCTTTTTGATTATCTGGTGATGCAGGCGGCAGACGCCAGCAACCCCAAAAGCGCGACAGCGATTGAGATCGCGAAGCAACGGTTGGATTCAATCGGGTCGGCGCTGGGGCTGCAAGTCATTGCACAAGCTGACGACCTGATCGCCAAGCCCTTGGCGGTCAATGTCGGCGTGCGGCCACCGGCTAACGGATACGACGCCTCAAACGAAATCAAAGGATATGCAGCGGCCACGCAACCCAGCCAGGGGCAGCCCCCCGCCGCTGCATCACCGCCACCGGCCTCGCCGGTTGCTCCCAGCCAATCAACGCCTTGGGCTTAGGGAGCAGGGGGTGGGCTTCCTCCCTTCACCCACCCCCGGCGTTTTTTTCATGGATATAGATTTTTTTGATCCCACGCTTGCGGCGGCTGATGCTGCGCTAGAGAACGCGGAGAGCGGAAAGCCGCAGCGCGGATACCTTGGCATGAGCGGCATCGGCGACTGCCCGCGCAAATCATACTTCCAATTTTATGCGGCAGGGCAGCAGCCCTTCGCCGCCAAGACTCTAAAGAATTTTGCAGACGGCCATCGGACTGAGGACTTGGTGATTGACCGGCTGCGGGCCGTTGACGGTTTGACAATCATTGACCGAGATCCTGACACCGGCAGGCAGCTTGAGGTCAGCGACCACGAAGGTCACTTTCTGGGACACCTCGACGGCGAGGCGTTTGGGCTGCTGCAAGCGCCAAAGACGCCGCACGTTTTTGAGGTCAAATGCGTCTCAGAAAAGGTGTTTGCCCGGTTCCAAAAGTGCAAAGAAAAGCACGGCGAGAAGGCTGCACTGCGCGAATGGAATGAAACCTATTATGCGCAGCACCAAGTCTACATGCTCTATCGCGGCAGAACGCGCGGCTGGATGGTTGTCGCCACGGCTGGCGGACGCGATTGGGATTCGTGTCGCACTGACTTTGATCGCAAGGCGGCAGAGTTTTATTCGGCACGCGCTGCCGACATCATCTTCACGCCCGACGCATTGCCGCCTCGCATTGCTGACTCGCCCGACTACTTCAAATGTCGCTGGTGCCAGTTCTCAAAGATTTGTTACGGCGAGTCTGCCGCCAATCGCAACTGCCGCACATGCGTGTGGTCTGCGCCGGTCGAGAACGGCGGCTGGTTGTGCAATCGCCATGACAAATCGCTGACGGCTAGTGAGCAGATCGAGGGCTGTGGCGATCAGCGTTTTCGCCCCGTGCTTGTTCCAGGCGAAGTGGTTGAGGTGCATGACGACCGCATCGACTACCGGATGACAAATGGCGAGTTGTGGTCGGACGAGGGTGCGGATGGTTAGGCCGTTATTCTTGAACGGCGGTCAGTCTCGCCTCATGTCGCTGGTCGAAGCCAAGTCGAACGCGTTCGTCGGGCTGCTTGTGTCGTGGCTGTTCACTTATTTTTGCCTCCCGTGGTTTGGGCTGGAGCCGTCGCCGCTGGACGCCACCGGCATCACGGCAAGCTATTTCATTCTGTCGCTTGGCCGCTCGTATGTGCTGCGGCGTGTTTTCAATCGGTTGGTGCGGTGAGGTTACGATGCTTGAAGTTTTAAGTTTAGGCGCGGGTGTGCAGTCGTCGGTCATGGCGCTTATGGCGGCGCGTGGCGAACTCACGCCGATGCCCGATTGCGCAATCTTTGCGGACACTCAATTTGAGCCAGCCGCTGTTTATACGCACCTCGATTGGCTTGAGAAGCAGCTTCCGTTTCCTGTGCATCGGGTGACGGCTGGAAACATTGCGGCTGACCATGTGGCAGGCAAAAACAGCACTGGTCAAGATTTTGCATCAATTCCATTTTTTACGGAAGACGGTGGCATGGCGAGACGCCAATGCACGCAAGAGTACAAGATTGCACCGATTAGAAAAAAATGCCGCGAACTTCTTGGTTTGAAATACCGGCAACGCGCGCCAAAAGGTGTCTCGATTCGCATGTGGCTTGGAATTTCAACTGACGAAGCTGTGCGAATGAAACCTTCGCGCGATGCGTGGGTTGAAAATGTCTGGCCGCTGATTGACGCCGATTTGTCACGGCAAAATTGCCTGCGTTGGTTTGAAAAAAATTATCCTGATCGCGGTCTTGCGAAGTCAGCTTGCGTTGGCTGTCCTTTCCGTAATGACGTCGGTTGGCGCGAAATGAAAAACGAAGACGCGGACTCTTTTGCGCAAGCTGTGAATTTCGATCATGCAATTCGCCACAAAGGCCAAATGAAAAACAAGGCGCAAGAATTGTTTGTTCACCGATCATGCACGCCGCTCGATGAGGTGGACTTCCGAAACCTTGAGGACATGGGACAACTCAATTTCTTTGGTGACGAATGCGAGGGCATGTGTGGACTGTGATGAAAGAGATTTACATCGAGGAGCTTGAGCGCGCGATTGCGCGTTACATGGCCGCACACCCCCGCGCGAGCTGGCAGGACGCCTACGACGCGGTTGCGGACGAAGCATACGAGCGCCTGCGCGAAAGGCTTGCCGACATGATCGACATGCCGAGGTTGCAAGACGACTGATGCGCGCCCGCAAACGCAACCCGATCGCCAGGGCGGTGCGCGCGATGCGGCTGCGCGTTATGCGCCCCCGCAAGGGCAAAGTTTCGTACACGCGAAAGGGGAAGGCCGCACCGCGATGAGTGCGCGCGGCTTGTGCGTGGCGTGTTGGAAATATGAGCGCGGTTTTGGATACCGCAAGGGTGCGCAGCGGCGCGTTTGGTTCTGCTCGCGGGCGCACCAGGTTCGGTTTGTGAAGGAGTTTTTGATGGTGGATTGGACAAAGGAAGAGGACGAAATGCTACTGCAAGCTGGTCAGGCGGGTGGCGAATATCTGGACTCGATTGGCGTCACAGATTTGGGGCGGCTGAATAAGGTGCAGTGGACGATGTTCCTGCGTTGTTTAGTTGGGCGCTTGGCAGAGGTGC